ATCTCTGAGCGACGAGTGCAAGCGCTGCCACGAGTGGGGCGACGTGTGCGACTTGGACGAGAGCTTACGTGATATGGGAATCGAGGTAGACGATGAGCATCACTAGTGAGCTGAGGGACTGGGTGTTAAATCACTACACAGGATGGCTGAGCAAACAGGCCGAGGGATTCGCCATCGCCGACCGCATAGACGCGGAGCACGAGAAGGCCATACGGGAGCTGAACGACCTCGCCGATGCCAGCGTGCTCCTTCCAGTTGACGCTGACGGGGTGCCGATTCACTTGGGTGACAAAGTGTATCAGTGGAAAGGCGGCTGGGTCTACACGGTCAAGTCCATCAGTTTTTACCCTGACAACACGACAGTGACCTTTGAATGCGAGCACGGTTTTGGCAGTGACAGTGCGCATAACGTTCACCACTACCACGCGCCCACCGTCGAGGACGTGCTGCGGGAGTTCGCGGACGAGATGAACCAGAATCTCGGCATGTACACGAGCGAGGCCATCGACGCGGACGAGTGGCGCGACGCAGACGCAAAGACCATCGCAGAGTACGCCGCCAAGCTGCGTCTGGCAGAGGAGGCGGACGCATGAGCGATGCAGAGAAGCTTATGTGGTTGGTGGCGCTCATCGCCTGCCCGTTCGCCGTGTTGTTGATGCCGAGCGAGAAGGAGGACTAACCATGTGCTCAATGATTAGCGCCAAGTGCGACGAGCTGCGGGCCATGTCCGAGAGTGTCGGTCTTGCGATGCCGCAGTCGGCAACGCTGATGATGGGAGCAGCCGACACCATCTGGGAGCTGCGCGGCATGGTGCACAAGGAGCGGGCCGAGAACGCCAAGCTGCGGGAGCTGGTGCGGGACGCATGGGGAAACGGTCATCCAGACAAATCATGCGGAGACTGCGAAATCATTGACGAATGTAATGCAGAAATCGAAGAAGCGCGCAAAAAGGGCAACGGTCGATGGAACACCCGCTGTCTTTTCGAACGACGAATCGAAAACCGCATGCGCGAGCTGGGAATCGAGGTGACCGAATGAGCACGGACTGGATTAACCTGTCGATTATTGAGCTTGCCTTTGCGCTTGGCGGAATCATTGGGATTGCCATTGGGTTCTGGGCTGGCTACGGCGTCGAGAACTTCGTCTCTTATCATAGGGGATACAAGAGCGGCTACCAGAAGGGAAAGACGGAGAATGACCGATGCTGAGCTTGCCGAGATGGAGCGCCTTTGGAAGGGACGAAAGCCAGCGGCAGAGATAGCCAGAAGGATGGGCTATTCCAAGAGCACCATCCTTGCGAAGGCGATGAGTGACCGCCACAGGTTCCCTCGAAGGCGTGCGGAGCCGTCCGACGAGCACACTAGGGAGACTTGGGTCAAGCGAATCAGGGATGGGATGTTCACAGCCAAGGAGGTGGCTGAGATTCTTGGGGTTCATCCAGTTACAATCAACAGATGGTTGAGGGAGTCGAAAGGTGGACGTTAAGGAAGAAGCAAGGCGCTCCGACGCACTTTACAACGACGCGAGCGGGGCGATAACGCGAAGGTACCTCACTGACAGGCTTGCGGCGTGCGAGTCGCTGGTCAAGAGGATGACGAGGGCAACGCAACTGTGGAGGGATTCGGCTATTACCTTCACTGAGTTCAACGACCTGATGGCAGAGTGCCATGACAGGGCAAAGGCATTGGGACTTTAGGGGGACACATGAAAATCAAGACCAAGCTGAGGATTGATGCCTACCTGCCAGAGCGGGCGCACGACACCGACGCTGGCGCGGACATCCGAACGCCAGAGGGATTCCGACTCGCTGCCCATGGCTCCGAGATTGTGGCAACGGGAGTCCATGTGCAGCTACCGCCCAACACGGTTGGCATGCTCAAGTCAAAGAGCGGATTGAACGTAAAGCATGGCATCATCAGCGAGGGCGTCATTGACGAGGGCTACAGCGGTGAAATCATGGTCAAGCTCTACAATCTCAGCGACGAGCCTTACATCTTCCGTCGTGGTGACAAGATTACTCAGCTTGTTGTCATGCCAGTTCATTACGTTGACTATGAGGTGGTAGAGGATATCGAGGGGGGCGAGAGAAGTGATGGAGGATTCGGGAGCACTGGACGGTAGGATGCGGCGTGAGGTCATCGGGAACGTCATTCTGACCGTCATCATATTTGGTCTGTCTGCGGTCATTGCATTTGTGTGCTCAGGCTGCTCAACATCGCTGGCGTACTAGCAAAGGGCCATCCTTCGGGGTGGCCTAAAATTTTCAAAAAAATGTTCTAGACATTGGTTGCTATTGGTGCTATAGTATAGCCAACGGGAAGGCAAGGGGCCAACCCAAGGAGCAAGGGAGCACATCATGTACCAGAACTTCGAGACACTGAACGACCTCATTGAGTACCTTCAGGAACTGGCAGAGCAGGAGACGGCAGACGGCACCAGCGTTGGAGAACTGCCCGTTGCAATCGCACATCAGCAGAGCTGGCCGCTCGCCGAGGCCATCAGTGCGGTAACCGTGGCAGACAGAGACGGCATGAAGGTCTGGCTGGCCGCGACGCCGACACATGACCTTGACTATGCTCCGCATGCCGCATGGGCGGGTGGCATCGAGGGCATCGACTTCGACGTGGAGGAGTGGTAGGAATGAGCACACGAAGCGCGACAATCATCAGGCAGACTACCTACTATGGCGAGATGGATGTGAACACCGAGGAATTGATGCGGTTCTATCGTAACTGTGACGGTTACCCAGAGGGACACGGCATGCAGATGGCACTTGCGGTAAAGCAGGCAGACGAGCGTCAGGTAAGCAACAACCAGTGGGTGCAGGCCTTCCTCACGGAGTTCCTTGGCATGGACAACGAAATCGAGTTCGAGCCTTACGGCTGCACCCACGGTGACTTGGAATACCTCTATGTTGTGGAGGGCATCATAGACCGCCGCTGGGGAACGAAAAGCGGCAACCTGCCCGTCACGATAAGCGTCTATGCCTTCGGGTTTGGTTGGGATGAGTCCTATCACGACGTATTGAAGCAGGAACCAGTGTTCAAGGGCACGGCATACGAGTACATCGAGACATTTGGGAAGGAGCAGTAATGAGCATCACTGACGAGCTGAGGAAGTGGGGATACGGCTTCTGTGGAGATACACACGAAGTCGTGACAGCCATCGCCGACCGCATAGACGCGGAGCACGAGAAGCAATGTGCCGAGTCATGGATGCGCGGCCACGACGCATTGGCGACAATCGACCGCAGTGACGAGATGGCCGAGCACGGCTGGGTGCGTCTGCCCAAGGATGCGGACGGCGAGTACATCCACGTGGGTGACGTGATGGAATCACGCACAGGTCTTAACTTGTTCCCCAAGTTCGAGGTTCGAGCAATGCGATACGACGTAGACGAGTGGGAAGTCTTTGACCGCCTCGGAGACAGCTACGAGCCGTCAGGTATGCGTCACTACCACGCTCCCACCGTCGAGGACATGCTATGGGGACTGCTTGGCGATATCAGACCCGACATGGAAGACGAGGAAGCGGTTCCAATAGTTGCGGCATATGCAAAAAGGCTGCGTCTGGCAGATGATAAGGAGTAACGATGACCGAGAAGGAAATGGCAGACGAGCTACGTGCGTCCATGGAGCTGTTTCGGATTGGAGATGGCATCTACATCTTCGATGACAATGGCAGGATTGGGACTCTAAAGAACTATGAGGACAATAGCGAGCGCTATCAAGTGACGTTCGAGAACCTAACACGCGAGCAGGTGCTCGTGGTGTTTGAGACGGAGTGACAATGAGCACATGGACTCACGTGGCGGCAGTTTTCCGCATAGACGCCATGAGGGTTGACTATGCAAGGGTTAATGGTCGCGTCAAGCCTAGATGGGACGAGATAACTGGGCGTGCCATTCACGAGTGCGACGTCCTGACCGATGACTCCTACGAGCTTCGTTGGAACGCCAATGACTGGAAGGACTATGACGAGCATCCAGAGCAGTTCATGCCAACTGGCTCGGAGGGTTCGCTGCAACGGCTCGTGTGGGAGAATCCCGACAGGAGCTGCTTGGCCAGCTATACGGTGACCGTCTTTGGTGACCTTCGGGACTACAACGACCAGCAGGCAATCCACGGCTGGTTCGACGGCGTTTGCGAGAGGTGCGTTATCAGGCAGGCCGTGTGCAACTGCATGGTCGAGGGAACATCCTACACATGGGAGTGGGAGGAATGACAGTGAGCGACATCAAGTCATGGATTGACAAGCAGACTGGAGAAATGTGGTTCAGCGACGGCTCTAGGGAGGTCAAGGCAGACCCGTTGGTGGCAGATGGCATGTGGGCGCTCGAAAAGCAGAGAACCAAGGCCCTGACGGACGAGATAGGCAGGCTAAGAAAGCTTGTTGAAAGGAAAGGGGATGACCAATTGACAAAAGCAGGATTCAAGGTCGAGTTCCCAAGGCGTCAGGCCATGCTTTCCATCAGGCAAAAGCAGGGATTCAAAAACGATGATGGCTCATACCACTTCTAGCTAGTTGAGGTTGCTAGCGTCCCCGTATTCGTCTGGCCCATGCCAACGTCGGAAGGCCTGTTCGTCGTGGAGCATCAGGACGGAACTGTTCAGAGGGTGCAGCCAGACTCATTGACGTTCCTTGGTAGCAAGGAGCTTTTCGACCAGTTCGATTGGAGCGAGAATGCATAGACGATTCTCGGATGCCGCAGGCTACACGCGCCACTGCTGGGAGTGCAAGCACGCAAAAGGATGGTGCCGCCACAAGACGAGCATAGACGGGAACGTTGCAACCTGTGAGCTGACAGGTAAAACGGTCGGCAAGTACGACAGTCCGAACAACCCTTGCAGCAGAACGCCAAACGGCTGTGATTACGATTGGAGCGAGGCATGATTTCATATGAGCCGCCAAAGCAGGAAGCATTCGGTGTGGGCGATTACATAGATGGAATCGGAACGGTGCTGGACCCAGACAACGAAGTCATGGCAAGCCTTATAAAATCAATAGGCGAGCAAACCAAGCAAATCGACGATTCGATACGAGCTACAACCGCACAGACAGCAAGAAACATGGGAGAAATCCAATGACCGCAATCGAGAATCAGCGCTTAGAGCGTGCAACCAAAGTTGCTCAGGTCATAGCGGAGCATCCAGACCTGCCGATAAAGATTCTCGCACCGTCCACGCCGTCTGATTACGACACTTATTGGCATGACGCAACTGAGGCTAGGATAGCTTGGCTGCTATATCCAGACGAGGTGCAAGGGGTAGACCCACGAAACTACTGTGGCCTAAATTGCGAGCGTATCTACAGCGACGAAACCGATGCGGTGGAGGATGTTGCTGGCTGGCTCTTTGACAGTTGGTGGGACTATGCCCAGATTCACGGCATGAGGTACGAGCGTAAGAACGAAGCGCCAGACGATGTGCTCACCGAGTTCTGCGGCTACGAGTACGATTACGAGCACAACGTATCGATTGACTGCATGGCAGAGGTGCTTGCATCCAAGCTGGTCGAGGACATGCCATGGCACGAGTACATCGTGATTGACTGCTACTAAGGGAGAAGCATATGAACGCAAAGACAAAGGTATTCGCATTGGTTGTCACATCCGTGTTGTGCATCGGACTGTCTGGTTGCGCGTCGTGCAGCAGGTTCAACAAGTCGATGGCGTCTGACTTGGGTGGCGGGTTGCATCGCAGGGTGACGCTTTACGACTATAGCGGCAACGTCATAGACCAGTGGGAAGGTACGTTTGACGTGGCAGAGGACGACCAAGAGGCCTATTTCGACATCGACGGCAAGCGTGTAATCATCCAAGGCGGAATCATCGTGAACGAGGAGCTTTAAGATGAAGGTCGAGATATTGCGCAACCCGACAGACGAGGACTGGCAGCGTTGCAAGATGCTGGCAATGAACACCATAGGCAAAGGGGATTGGAGTGGCACCGTCACAGATGATTGGAAGAGACGAATGCTCATGGCCGAGCATTCTCCGATACGAACCCTCATGTTCACCGTCAAGATGGAGCTTCCCTATTGGGTATCCGTCCACTTCGTCCGTCATAAGTACGGCGTTGAGCACTACGTCAGCTCCCAGCGGAATGACCGCCAGAGCGAGTACGACCGAAACAAGGCTCCGCAGGATGCCATGGTGACTCACGTCATGGACGTCAACGCGCAGGAGCTTATCCAGATGGCAAGGATGCGCCTGTGTAGCCAAGCGGCAATGGAAACGCAGATTGCCATGACGAAAATCTGCGACGCAGTTATTGAGTATTGTCCAGAGTTCTCAGAGTTCCTAGTGCCGAAGTGCATGGCTCACGGAGGGTGCAACGAGTTCAAATCGTGCGGCTACTACGATGAGGTAGTCCACGTACTTGATAGGCTTGCTGGGAAGGAGCAAGCATGATACCCGACGATGCGATTCTCAAAGCCATACAAGCGTACACGGAGGAGCACGGGTTCCCACCGACCTTCCGCGAGATTGGTGAGGAAGTCGGAATCAAGTCACCATGTGCGGTCAAGTACAGGCTGGACAAGCTGCGGTATGAGGGAAGGGTGACGTTCGACAGGTACAAGCCTAGGACGATTAGGGTGGTGGAGCAGTGATTACCAACAGCATGAACCTGCCACAGCCGTTCGTAGATGCCGCTACAAGCAATCATGAGTACAAGCCGAACAGATACAGCGTAACCGAGGTGCTTGGTGGCACGTGCGAGGCCGTGCTGAAGCGCAGACACCAAGGGGAGGGTGACGAGGACGTTGCCGACCGAGTTTGGGCCATATGGGGTACTGCCGTCCACAAGGTTCTGGAGATGGCTCAGGCAACCGACACCCAGCTACAGGAGCAGTGGTTCAGTGTTCCCGTAGGCGAGTCGGGGTATGAGCTAAGCGGAATCTTCGACCTCTATGATGATGCCACTGGCACGGTCACCGATTGGAAGACAACGAGCTGCTGGACGGTCATCTTCGGTGACTTCGAGAAGTGGCGCAGGCAGACCCTTGCATACTGCTGGATGCTTCGCAAGCACGGGTTTGACGCTCACAAGGGAAAGGTTGTCGCTCTGCTCAGGGACCACAGCATGCGCAAGGCGAAGACCGAGAAGGGGTACCCTCCGCACCCAGTGTTCACAATCGAGTGGGAGTTCACGGAGAAGGACTTCGAGGAAATCGAGTCCGACATCCTATGGTGGTTCTCGGAGGTGGCGCACGAGGAGACGGTCGAGGACGATTACCTTGAGCCGTGCAGCCCAGAGAGCAGGTGGCACAAGCCTGACAAATGGGCGGTGGTCAAGAACGGTCGCAAGAAGGCCACGAGGGTTCTTGATAGCGAAGGCGCAGCAGAGGGATACATGGACCAACTCGAAGAGGGTGAATACCACATCGAGTTCAGGCGTGGCGAGGACACGCGCTGCCAGTCATATTGCTCAGTCGCCCAGTTCTGTCCATACGGGAGAAAATTCTTCCAATAAATCTGAGATTCTGGGTTTACATGGCATGGCATAGGTGCTATAGTATAGACAACGGAAGGGCACAGGGCCTGACCAAGACTCCGAGGGAGCACACCATGAAGGCTTACGAAATCAAGAACACGCACGAGGCATTCAACGAGACCGAGGCCACCAACAAGAAGCTCCACGACCTCATCGACAAGGCTTGGGACACGTGCGAGAGCATCGACTACATTCCCGAGTGGGGCGAGCAGGGGCTTGGCACCATCATCGAGGCACTGAGGGACTACGGCAAGGGCAAGCTTGCCAACGAGCTTGAGTCCGAGGCTATCAAGGCCTACGGAGACACCGAGGCCACCATGCGTGAGGACCTCGACCCCTACGGCTGGGACTGGTAGAGCGAACGACGGCACGGGCGGGGCCGAAAACCCGCCCGCATTCTTTTGAAGGGAGAGCGCATGAGAATAGACAAGAAGTTTATGAGGGATATGGTTTATGGCTCTGCCGTTGGGGACGCTCTGGGCGTTCCCTTCGAGTTCAGGCCGCGTGACACGTTCGAGTGCGACGGCATGGTTGGATACGGAACGTACAACCAGCCTGCTGGCACATGGAGCGATGACACGTCCATGACCATAGCGACGTGCGAGAGCATGCTCTGGAACGCCGCGATAGACACGGATGACATGTTGGGCAACTTCCGCATGTGGATGCTCGACGGCGCGTTCACACCGTTCGGATACGCATTCGACAAGGGCAATACGACCCAACAGGCGATTCGCTCTGGAAAGGGACTCACCGACGAGTGGAGCAAGGGGAACGGCTCGCTCATGAGGATAGCCCCGCTGGCGGCAACGGACTGCACGGACGATGAGGTAAGGGCTGTGTCGGCCATAACCCACGCGACAGACCTGTGCTGCGACCTATGCGTGTCGTTCGTGCACATGCTCAGGGACGTTCACAGCGCCCCAGAGCTGGCGAAGTCGATAGTCGCCGAGCAGGTGGCCGTTGGTGGCAGGGAAAGGGCTGAAATCGGCTCCAGTGGCTACGTGCTGGACACCTACGAGGCAGCGGCTTGGTGCTTCCTGACCACTGACAGCTATATGGAATGCGTGCTCAAGGCGGTCAACTTGGGTGAGGACACGGACACCACGGCATGCGTGGCTGGTGCCCTCGCGGGTGCGGTTTACGGGTTCGACGCTATACCACGCGAGTGGGTCAACGAGCTGCAAGCACTTGACCAGATTGATGGTGCCCTTACGGGAGAAGCAGACTAGAAAATTTCCCAAGATTCTCGTTGTGCTACCGTGCATAGTGTGCTATATTATATACGGCAAGAGGGAGCACGACAAAGGGAGTCAAGACATGGATTGGCACGAGGAAGTTAAAATCAGGCGCATGCACAGGTACGAGAGAAGGGCGGCAAAGGTTGACATGGATAGACGTGGACGGGAGGAGAGGTTCTACCTGTTCGTCTGCTCCATCATAGGAGGAATGGCCCTGTGGGCAGTGCTTTTCGCTGGCGCACTCTGGGCAACGATGTAATTGGTTATTACGCCAATCAGAAGGAGAGAAATCATGAAGGAAATCAAGGTCAAGGTCACGTACACCGAGGAATTGCTTGGCACATCGCCAGCCAACCCCCAGCTCTATGAGGACTTCATCGCGTCCAACGCGCCTGACGCGCCTACGCGACAGCAGGAAATCGAGGCTCATGGCGTCAAGGAGGTCACCGAGAAGGCCATGACGGTGTTCCCGCGACTGAACGAGGATGAGCTGTTCGTCATGGGCTTCAAGGACACCGATGACGTCCCGTTCACGTGGGACTACCAGTGGAAGGGCTACTTCAAGGACTCGTGCGGCATGCTCCGCAACGCGACTGGCACCAAGTCCTCAAAGCTCACGGCCTACAAGAAGAAGATTGACGGGCTTGTGTTCGTCAATGAGCGCAAGGTTCCCCTGATTCTTCCCGAGGACGGCAAGATGGGCGAGTGCCAGCGACCGCTACGAGCCGACACGCCGCAAGGCCCTCGCGTTGCCCTAGCCTACTCCGAGACGGTTCCAGCTGGAACGACTCAGGAGTTCACCATTACCATCCTCAAGGATGACATGGAGGGGCTTATCCACGAGTGGCTTGACTACGGCAAGTTGCACGGAACGGGTCAGTGGCGAAATTCAGGAAAGGGCAGGTATGTGTATGACCTGCTCGATGCTGATGGCAACGTTATTGGTGGCAACAATCGCGCCCAGCGTGGTGTATAATCTACATTGCTAGGTTTATCACCAAACGAAGGGACTTAACAGATGCCGACACTGAGACAGAAGTATGTCAACTTGTACTGGGCGTGGAAGGCCATGAAGCAGAGAACGCTTAACCCAAAATGCCGAGCATACAAGAACTACGGAGGACGAGGTATCGGCATCTGTGATGATTGGCTTAGGTTCGAGCCATTCTGCGAGTGGTCTTTGTCGAACGGTTGGGGAAAAGGCCTTGATTTAGACCGTATTGACAATGACGGTGACTATTCCCCTGACAATTGCCGTTGGGTTACTCGCAGAGAGAATGTCAACAACAGGAGAAAGACAGTCCTTCTCACCGTTGACGGTATCACCAAGCCTCTTACTGAGTGGGCTGAGGACATAGACTGTGACAGAGGACTGCTAACGACGTGGGTCAAGACCCATGGCAATGAGTATGCATCCGAGAGGGTAAGCGATGCACTAAAGCACGGTTACACTCGTAGGGACTACGGCTATGGCCATAGAAGGACAGTTAGGCATGTTGAGTCTGGGAGAGAGTTCCAATCAGTCCGCAAGGCCGCAGAGTTCTTCGGATATGCGCCGTGCACAATATCCAACTCCATCATTCAAGGATATCCGACGAGAAAGGGGACGTTTGAATATGTGTAGCGGCAAGGGTCGCTTCACGGTCGAATACATGTAAGGGTGCTGTTCTGCCAAGTGTTGCATGGCAACGCTAAGGCAGAGCAACGTCCAGCTCAGTGCTGTATTGGCATGGTGAGTCGTCGTGGAGTTAGGGTCTAGCAAAGCTGTGTGGTGATGTGTAATGGCAAAGCGATGTTGGGTTTCGTAACGGCGAGGCGGAGTTTGGTGCCGTGAGGTTTGGTAGTGTGTCGTGACGGCAAGGCGATGCTGGGTTTCGTGACGTTTGGTTTGGTAAAGGCAAGGTACCGTCTAGCCACGTCTCGTAAAGGCGATGTTGGGCAGGGTTGAGCATAGTATCGGCAATGGTGTAGCACCGTCTGTTTGTGTTGGGTGTCGTTTAGCGATGGTACGGTTACGTCCGATTCGGTTGCGGCTTAGCGCTGCAATGTGACGCAGAGTATTGGTATGGCGGAGTAGGGTAGGGTTGAGCAAAGTAAAGGCAAAGCATAGTCTCGTGTTGCTACGGCACAGCTCAGCACGGTCATGCACTGGCTTGGTGTGGTCACGTTATGGCTAGGTTGAGGGTCTTGCTTTGCAGCGTGATGTAGGGTACAGCAGAGTGGTGCGAGGGCAACGGTGAAGCAGGGTAATTTATAGTCATGTGCCGCAATGGTGACGTAGGGCAGGGTGGAGTTATGGCATAGCGACGTTTTGGAAGGCCGAGTGCCGTGATGGCAATGAGAGGGCTTGTGCGGTAAGGTCATGTATTGCAATGGAGATGCAGGGTGACACAAGGTGATGCAAAGCGAGGTGACGGTGTTGTGCGGCATACAATAGCGTACAATGTGCTACACTAAACGGCACCTAGTAGAAAGAGGGAGGAATGGTAACAGAGGCACAGAAGCGGGCAAAGGCACGATATGACGCAAAGACAACCCAGCTTGTCCTACGGTTGCGCAACGGCGCTGACGCCGACGTAATCGAAAGGCTGCAGAGCGTTCCAGAAAAGACGTCGTACGTCCGCAGGCTTGTACGCGAGGACATCGCAAGGGACTCGGAATGAGCTTCGAGACTGACACGGTGTTTGCGGAGGTTTAGCACATGAGACAGATGCCAGAGCTGGAAGTCGTGAAGATACCCACGACGGAGCTAGTGGAATACCGAAACAACGCAAAATTACATCCCATCGAGCAAATCGACCAGATAGCGCAGAGCATATGGGAGTTCGGGTTCAACAATCCGATACTCGCATGGCACAACGACGATGGGGAGCCTGAGATTGTCGCAGGCCACGGACGCCTGATGGCGGCTCGAAAGCTCGGTCTGGAAGAGCTGCCCGTCGTGTTCCTCGACCACATGAGCGAGGAACAGCGCAGGGCGTACATCCTCGTGGACAACCAGCTCACCATGAACAGCGGGTTTGATGCTGGAATCCTTGAGGTAGAGCTTGAGAACATAACGAGCATCGACATGAGTCAGTTCGACTTTGACGTTGATGTTGACAACGTATCATTCGATGATTCAAACATGGGCACAGAGGAGGTCGGCATACCAGAGAGCGCTCCGTCACGTGCAAAGCTGGGGGACGTGTGGCAGCTTGGCAGGCACAGGCTCATGTGCGGCGACAGCACAGACCCTGCGGTTGTTGATAGGCTTATGGATGGGGTAAAGGCTGATTTGGTTATGACCGATGCTCCTTATGGGATTAACGCCGTGGGTGACAATGGCGAAGTAGGCGCTAATTTTGGGGTTGCTCAAAAGGGAAAGTATGCAAAGATAATCGCAGACGATACAACCGAAACAGCACAACAAGCCTATGACATTCTGTCACAACTTTGTGATAAGTTGATTTTGTGGGGCGGCAACTATTTTCTTGATTTCCTTCCATCAAGTGACGGATGGTTAATATGGGATAAGCGAGGGGAAAGCGGTATCCGCAATACCTTTGCAGATGGGGAAATGGCTTGGTGCAGTTTTCATACGCCTGTAAGAATTTATCATCAGTTATGGAATGGAATGATAAGAGAGGGCGAACATGAAAAGCGAGTGCATCCTACACAAAAACCGATAAAGATGTTGAGTGAAATACTGCAAGACTTCTCAAAAGAAAACGAAGTTATCCTTGATGTATTCGGTGGTAGTGGTAGCACACTAATAGCGTGCGAACAGCTGGGCCGCACATGCTACATGATGGAGCTTGACCCGCACTACTGCGACATCATCATAGAGCGCTGGCAGAACCTCACTGGTGAGACGGCACGCAAGGTGGATGCAGATGGGCAAGCAAGTGAAAGACCTCTTTAAGGTAATATCCGCATGCGTCAAGCGCGGCGAGCTGACCAAGCAGCAAGGCAAGACGCTCATGGGACAGGCGAAGCACGGTGACTATGAGGGAGCCATGAAAGGGATAGAGAGGATTTACAGCCGTGGCTAACGAGCAGATTGTGATATAATGACCAATTACGGGGATAGTGATTGCAACACGAAAGCGGGAAAGCCTACCCGTTTCCCCGTAAATCATAAAGGCTCAATTGCTAAGGCGGCGATTGCATATGTCTGATGAAAAAACATTCATCGTATACTGTCATACAAACAAGATAAATGGTAAGAGATACATAGGAGCAACTTCTCAAGCAGCCTCAAAAAGATGGGGGAAACGCGGGAGGAAGTATGCTAGCGGCAAGCTAAAACTAGCTATAGAGAAGTATGGGTGGGAGTCGTTCGACCACGAAATACTCTACGAGGGCCTTGACAGGGAATCGGCAAGAAAAATAGAGGCAGAACTTATAAAAGAGTATGGGACAGACGGCGAAGGTGGATACAACACTACAAGGGGCGGAGAAGATTGCGTCGGGAGAGTGTTCACTGACGCGTCAAGAAAGAAGATGTCAGATTCTGCAAAAAACAGGGCTGACGGCCACAAGAAGTCAGAAGAGTATAAAAGAGAGATGTCAAAGAAGTGCAAGGATGAGGGAAGAACGGTTCCCACAAGACCTCCCGTAAGGCTAATTGACGAAAACGGCAACGTCTACGATAGCGTCAGACAGGCAAGCGAAGCAACGGGAATCAACTACCATACATTATGGAACCAAGTCAAAGGAAGAAGAACAAACAGAAGCGGGTTGAAGATATATGAATGAGCAGAACCTACGTCCCGGCGCGCACAGGCTAACCGTCGAGGAAGCGTCGAAAGGCGGCAAGAGGTCTGGCGAGACGCGCAGGAAGCGCAAGGCGTTCGCCGAGGCCTTCGACACGCTACTTGGGCGCAACTTCACCGACCACAACGGCAACCAGCTACAGGGCGTTGAGGCCATAGCCGCAAAGGTGTTCCAGCAGGCGATGAACGGCGACCTCAAGGCAATCCAAATCATCCGTGACACGGTAGGCGAGATGCCCGTCCAGAAGATTGAGACGGTAAACATCCCGCCAGAGACTTACGAGCGCGTGCGTGGGATACTTGACAGCTTCTCTGCTCCAGACGATAATGGTGTGCAGCCGACCGAAGGGGACTGACGGTGGGACTTCGCACCCAGCAGATGCGCACCATCAAGCTCATGAACATGCACCTTTGCACTGGCGAGGATTGCGAGAACAACGTGTGGCCCAGAATCGAGCCAGCTACCAAGATACCAGAGGGGCTGGCGCACTTCGAGGTGGGTTCGGCGCACAAGCACCCGAACGACTACTGTCACTTCTACATTGACGATTACAGGTTCGAGCGCATATGGCAGCGGCCAGAGGCATACCTTGACACCTTCGCCAAGTACAAGGGACTCATAAGTCCCGACTTCTCCACGTACTCCGACATGCCATACCCGATGCAGTTGTGGAACGTCTACAGGTCGAGGGCGCTAACGTACTGGTGGCAGCAGCTTGGGTTTGACGTCATCCCCGTGATAATGTCATCTGGCAGGGACACGCGGGACATATTCAACGAGGGGCTTCCCAGACACTCGGTGTTGTCCGCAAGCTCAGTCGGCATGAAGCGCAACAAGAGGAATGCGGCGGCATTCGCCGAGGCCATGGAACATGCGTGCGCGACCTTGGAGCCAACTGCGCTGGTCATGTACGGTTCGAGAATCGACTTCGACTCCCACGGCGCTGATGTACACTGGTACAAGAACGATTCGACCGAGAGACTGCATCAGGACAGGGGCGTCAAGGCATGAGCGTCAAAGAGAAGGCGTCAGGATACAAGAAGGGTGGCGGTCAGGGCATTCAGGTAGGCGCAGGCCCCGACATATCGCTCAGCGACTTTCTGAGTCAGAACGCGGCAAACGTGTCTCAGAGTGGTGAAGGCGTGCCATCCGCATCAGACCTCAAGGCCATGAGTGGCGGCAAGCCAGACATAACCCCGACCGCATTCACGCAGGCTGAGTGGCAGGCGCACTACGACTCGCAGAACCCCAACCAGAGCCAGAAGAAGGCTTCCTACGACTACACGTACCCATACGCAGGCCCGTCAGGGTTCAGCCCGTCGCAGGACATGAACTACAAGATTGACAAGGGACTCAAGCTCACGGCAAAGGAGCAGAACATGTACGACGGCATGACAGCGATGGCATCGCCGTTGGGGCATGACAGCATCCTCCACCGTGGCGCACACGCTGGCGCATTGGAGCAGCTAGGCGTCACGAGCTGGAACAACATGAGCGAGACTCAGTTGAAGCAGGCCCTTGTTGGTGCACAGTGGGACAAGAAGTCGCTCACGTCAACGTCGTTCGACTACGACTCAAGCCCGTTCCTCGGTGACGGCCCAGCGGCTGGCGGTCGAGAGGTCGTGTTCAGGATTCACGCGGCTGGCAGCACCATGGCAACGTGCGTCAACAAGCAGCAGGCGGAAGTGGTACTGGGGCCTAACACGCACTGGCAGATAACGGACGCGGCATTCACGGGAGAGTGGGCATACCCCAAGGCTGGCGGAAGCTACAAGCAGATTGTCCTTGACGTGGACGTTTGGCAGTAAGTGTGCTATAATATCTCAGATTAAGGAGACGTAATGGCAACCAAAAAGGCGGCAAAGAAGTCTGGAAAGCGCACGAACGACCGATTCGTTGAGCAGGCTGGACTCATGAGCAACGTCCGCAAGGCACCCAACCTCAGCAAGGCAAAGAGGGGCAAGTAATGAGCGTCAAGGAAAAGGCCAGCGGATACAAGAAGA